TGAGCGGAGAGGCCGAGGCGTTATCTGCAATATTGGCAATCGCCGTTGCATTGAAGATGAGCTTCATCAGGTCGTTCTCGAACGTGTCCCCGATAGAGCCACCAGCCAAGAACGGGACGCGCATCAACTTCGAGCGAAAGCGCAGAGCGCCGAACATCGCCGCCTGACGAGCTGCAAGCGGGATGATGCCGCGATGCAATGCCCATACGAAGCCACGCATCAAACCACGAACCATGCGCTTCCTGAATCCAACAGGCCCCGGCTTGTAGCCCAGCCCAACCGCCTCAACGATCCGAGTTTCCATTCCGTCTCCTTTAGCCAATGGCTTTTGCTCGCACGATGGGAGTCGAGCCTGCATACTTCGCACGGTCACTCTCTGCCTGAATGTCCGTGAATAATGAGCGATACAACCCGCTCCAAACAGCAATCCGTTCGTCTTCTTTGAGGTACGGAGCCGACTGGAGCAATGCCCCGAACAGGTATAAGTCCGGGTTCTTGTCAAGCATCCAGTTGGTGTCGGTGGAGTCCGACAGACCCTCAATCCCCTGATAGAACGTCATCTCCACTGTGTAGGTGTCGTCCGGCGCGGGAGTGACCTCAATCGAGTCGTCCGGGTTCAGCGTGTAGCCTTCCGGCTCACCAGTAACATTGCCGTGGAATGTCGTGCGGTTCTCGTCGATCTGCTCCGGGGACATGACACGCAGCGACTTCCAGCCACGCGAAGTGTCGATGCGGAGGTTCCGCATCTCAAGGAAGCGATCCGGCAATGCGATGTACTGCGTGTTGATCGTGGCCTGAGAGCGGTTCAGCATCTCTCGCACCCGCAGAGTCCGGTTGAACTCCTTCTCCGCAAGCTGGATGAACGTCGGGATGACGCTCGTTAAGTCCTGGCGGTTCAAGTAGTCCGCAACTGCCGACTTCAGCGATGCGTAGTCAGTAATCACGCAATCACCTCAATCATCTGGTCTTTGGGTTCAGGCTCCACCAGCGGCATACCCTCTAAGTGCCAGATATGCGAGTGCTGGTAGTTGATCGAGCCGATATGTCCGATCTCCTTGGAAACATCGTGGTCAATATGTACGGAGATCCCGGCGTTCTTCAACTGCTTGCAGAAGTACACATCCTCGCCTTGGTAGTTGTTGGCTTCAGGCACCCACGGGGTTGCGAACCAAGGTTTCTCGATGCGGTCAAACACGTCCATCCGACACAACATCACCCCCGTTCCGACCATATCCACGACTTCCAGCCCTGTCGATTCAGGTCTTGTGTAAACAGTGATCTTGCGCTTCGTCTGCGGGTCCCAATTGCCAGCAGTCGGGCCAATCGGCATCCGACGTTTCGGGCAGTTCGCCGCTACAACATCAACGTTGTCAGCAAGCAGCGAGGCGAATAGATTCGCCGGGAACCGCATATCAGAATCAATAAACAGGATGTGAGTGGCGTTCTCTTTCTGCGCCAGATTCACCAGTTCATTTCGCTGGCTTACCAGCAAAGTCCCCATCGACACCAAGGGGATGAGCGTATCATCCGGGAACATGGAGCAGTGCCACCCGACTGCCGAAGCAAAGTCGAATGCCGTCATCGTATCCATGTGATCCCGTGCTGGAATCGCTAGTGCGAGTCTTACGCTCATACTCTCCCTGGTCTAGTCCGAAAGAATCGGTTGTCGGGATCATTCAGCCAACTACGCATCGCTCGCTTATCACGGTCAATGCCTTTGCGCCGAAGATCGCTCCACACACTCAACGGGATCGTTGCCACCTTCTGCATCCCGTCTTTCCACCTAGCCCGTTCGTCAAACTGCTTAAACTCTTCGCGGTTGACTTGGACTATTGGCGATACATCCTGCACGAACTCATGGGTGATAACCCCGCTCATGTTGTCGTAGTGCCAAAGCTCGGTGATTCCCGCCGCTTCATCGCGGTCGAAAACTCTTGTTTCAATCGCCACTCGTGCCGCCTTCTGCCTCACGGCAGTAGTTGGTTTAGCCCCTGTCAGTCATCTCGACTGTCTAACGCCGGGGGCGAACGGCGATCCCTTTAGTTCCCGGCAGAGGGGGCCGAAGCCCCCTCTTTACTCACGGGAAGTCGCCGCTCCTTAGCTTGTGATGAGGTCAGCGGCCAGACCTTGCGCGGATTCGTTCTTCACACGTAATCCGTATTCGACAACGATCATCTTCTTCTCCGCGTCACCCGTCTTCGCGAGATCCGTGGTGACAAACGGACGGAGATAATCGACCTGGAGCATGTCGGGCTGGATAACGAAAGCATCCTGCTCGCGCTGGAAGCGGTTCGGCACGATGCTGACTTCACCGAAGTCACCAACGTAGATATCCGCTGCGCCAACGATAGCTGCCTGACCGCTCTCGACTTCCTTGTACTTCGTGGCGATACCAGTGAAGCCGCTGACACGCTGCTTGTTGACCGGGCCAGTCATCACCATCGTGGGATTGCCACCAGAGGTCCAGCACTGCTGGAGAACCGACTTCAGGATGGTTTCCGTGAAGGTGCGAACCGTGCCATCGGTGCGCCCAATAGAAGGAGCACCGCTGGTGTAGGTAGGATTGGTGCCGTCAGAAGCCTTGTCCACGTTCGTCTTGATGAACGCGAGCAGCGTGGCCGTCTTACGAGCCGTGGTCGAGTTGCCAGTCACCGCGCCAGCATTCTGGAGCAGCGAGTACTCGATGTTGCGCTTCATCTCCTTCATGGCCTTCGCCATGAGGTACGCCATTTCCGAAGCGCGGCCAGCCTTGTCCACCGCTTCATCAGTGCCAGTGGTCACGACCACCTTTTCCTGGATCTGCGTGCGGTTGCCCAAGCGAACAGTAGCCGTCTGAGCACTGGAGGTCGAGGCCCAATCTTCACCTTCGATGAAGACCGTAGCGGAGGGGGAAGCCAGCGCGTCGGTCTGCCATTCAAAGTAGGTGTTGGTCACTTTGCCGCGACCGATGTTGTTGATGAAGGGGGTTTCCGTGGGCGAGATGTTGTAGATTACATCTGCCAAGTTCTCACGAATGCCTTTGGCATCGTAGGTAGTAAACGAGTTGGTCTGGATAGCCATTTCTTAAATCCCTGCTTTCAGAAGAATGTCCGCAAGGTCTTCGACCCTGCCTGAACGTCCCAGACGTTGCTTTGCTACCGTAATGTCGTCAACCTTCTTGGGCGAAGGCTTGGCTCCCGGCTTAATGACAGCGACTTTCGGTTCTGCCGCTTTCACCGCCTGAACCCGCTTCTGCTGATCGAGGTTCTGTGCCGCTGCACGCAGCACGAGAATCTGCCGATGATCGGTGAACCCAGCCAACTCGGCATCGCTGAAGCCAAACGTCTTGGCTACCTCAGCTAGCTTTGCCATCTCCGCTTTCGCCTTGTCAGCGTTGTTCCACTCGGGAATCGCCTTCAAGAGCTTGCCGTACTCTTCGTTCAGCCGTGCTTGGTATGCCTTGGAGTTCTCCGTCTCATTCTGCTGACGGATGCGCTCTGCTTCGGCTGCGGCCAATCTAGCCGCTTCCTTCTGCTGCTGATACTTGACGTACTGCTTCGGAGCGTTCTGGGGGTCCTGCTCAAACAGCCTGTCCCAATCCGGTTCCTGTTCCTGCAACTGAGCCTGCAACGCCGGGAGCAGTTGGGCGTACAGTTCTCGCTCCTGCTTGAGAGCGGCTGCTTCGGCTTCCAACTGCTTGCGGTGATCTGCAAGCTCCTGAGTCTTCCGCGTGTAGTCTGCATGTCGCAGGGTTCGCGCTTTCAACTCATCGAGCGATACCTTCTCTCCGTCAAGTTCGATCTCAACGGGAGTAGGCTGCTTTTGCGTTTCCTCTTCGGATTCGGCTTCTTCTGCCGTCGCGTCTGGTTCGGCGGCTTCGTCTACCGATTCCTCTTCCGTAGCTTCTGGCGTTTCGACAGGTGTTTCCTTGGTCTGAGTGTCCGCTTCCGGGTTCAGCAATGCGGAAATCTGGTCTGCTGCCTGATCTAAGGTAATGGATTCGCTCATTTACGTTCCTCTTTTGCCACCCGAGCCAACAGCACGGAGCCGTCGTCTACGGTTGCGCGTAATTGCCCTTGCACGGCTTCAAGAGCCTGGAGTTTCATCCAGCACATCTCTCTGCCTGCGGAGTCCTGCGAGGCTTTCCAGTCCGCGATGATGCGTTCTTCCGCGTCTGCGATTGCCTCAATAAAAACTTCATCGGTGAGCAGTTGTTCTGCTCGCTTTGCACGCTGAATGCGCTCGTCGTAGGTCACTGAGCCACCTCACGAGGAGCCATCTGTTCGGCCTGAATCTTCATGTCCGTCTTCTGGAGGTCAGCCTGGTACTTCAACTGAAGCTCTGCCAGCCGGATCTCGCGATCCTGCGCCATCTGGTCGCGCTGACGGTCGTTGTCCATCAACATTTCCTGCTGCTTGAGTTGCAGTTCAGCGGCCTTCTTCTGCATGTCAGCCTGGATTGCCTGAATCTGCGCTTGCGCCAGCATTTCCTCTGGGGCTGGTTTCTGCGCTCCCGGAGGCGGTTGCCAGTTATCCGGCACGTCGTTGAAGAACTGGCTAGAGTCGGGGAATCCGGCGAGTTCTACCATCTTTTTGAGCGTGGCCGCGTACTGTTTCAGGCTTACGATGGGGTTCTGGGGGCCGACTTGCAGAAGGATTTGCTCCTGCTTCTCCGCGATGGCCTGTAACTTCGCGCCACGTTCTTCGCTGGTGCCGCCGCCAAGGGCGACATTCACCGTAACGTCCATCTCGGCATCCCACGCACGCGGGTCTACGTTCACCCACTGGTTACGGAGACGCACCATCCGAGCGCGGTCCTGATGCTTGATGATGAGGCGAAGCAGCCCTTTTAAGAGCCGCTTCATCCCCGTCTCAGCGAAGATGCGAGCAATCAGTTCCGTGGACTCCTGCGCTGCGGTAACAGTGGCATCCACGGCACTCTTCGTCGTCGATTGCAGAACATCCGCAGCCAAGCCCTGCGATGCACGGGAGCGTCCGGTGCGCTGCTCCTTCACCGCATCCATGTAGTCCAGAACCGGGAACGCCGCTTGCCCAACGAAAGGGGTTTCGTAGGGCATGACCATTCCCGGCGCTCTCATGCGAATGATGCCGCCGTTCTCGTTGTTCAGCGCGTCTTCGAGGTTCACCTGACCTTCAACTACGCCCATGCGGGGGTTGACCGACTGTGCCAGCGAGTTCAGCATCTCCCGCATCACGACGGTCTTCACGCGCTGAATGTCGATTGTGATATCCGCGATGGAGTTCCCGAAGAACTGATGACTGCGCGGGTCAGGGCAGAAGGATGCAAACGGTACTTCGTCCCACGGTTCGTTGTGGACAACATCGTGGCCCTCGCCGATACAGCAAATCCGGCGAAGCTCTGCGATCCCGTCACCATCAAAGTCGATACGCGCGTAGCATTCGTCGTAGCGGATGCGACGAAGCTGCGGGTTGGTTGTGGAATCTAGGTCCACAATGTCGCCATTGCGGATCAGCCGCTCCTCGTTGATGACGCTAGAGGAGGAGGCTTGCTCCATTACTTCGTCTTCCGGGTAGCCCATTGCCACCAGTTCGGAAACGGTAGGCATTGAGGAGTGAACTACGATCTCCGCGTCATCGAAGGATGTAGCTCGGGGGTCGATCAGCAGTTCTTCCGGGGGGACGGCACGGATACGGGCAATCGAGCGATCACGACGGCGCTTGATCGTTCCTTCGTAGAGATACTGCGGGGGCAGGGGATTGCCCATCTGGTCGGCAGGAGGAGCATTGGGGTCTTCGACAGCCTGGATATCGGCTACTTCGATACCCTCTTGGCCCATCAGGGCTTCGAGCGAGGCTTGGTCGATACCGGAGAACGGGGTGGCATCCACCACTTCGTCTTTGTCCCACCACCACTTGATGATCCCGGTCTTGAGGACCAGCGCATCCTTGAACGCTGCGTAGAACTCCTCGAATCCGCAGTTGTCCTTGGTGATGACGTGGTTGATGTAGTCGGTAGCCTGCTCTGCGCCAGCCACATCTTCAGGCTTCGAGGGGACGTACTCCACCACCTTCTCGGCACCGAAGAAGATCCGCATGAGTGGAGGCATCAGCCCAGCTACGGAATCGCGAACATCGCGGCTGACTACCTTCGAGCGGCCATCGACTTCATCTCCGTAGAGTTGGCCGTCGTAACGCTTCTGGGCTTCCTCGCGCAGCGGCTTGATCTGGTCCTGGACGAAGGTTTCCGCGTCCACGATCATCCCGGCAAGAATGCCCTTCAACTCCTCCTCAGTCATGGACTGTGAAGTTTGGTCGGTGGCTTCTTCCGAGTATTCGCCGTTAACTATGGTTTGCTCTTCCACGTTAGCTGTGCTTAAGTACTAGCAGATAACAAATCTAAATGCAAGCGCGGGGTGTTATGAGCGAAACTAATGGGCAGTCGGTGTTCGAGCAATGGCTGGATCGGTACCATGACAATCCGGTGCTATTCGTCCAAGAAGTCCTTGGGGCAGAACCGGATACGTGGCAGGCGAAGTTCATGGATGCGGTAGCCACAGGCAAACGCCGCATCTCGATCCGCTCCGGTCACGGGGTAGGGAAGTCTACCGCCGTGTCGTGGCTTATGCTCTGGTTCCTGCTGACTCGGAACCCCTGTAAGGTGGTCGTGACCGCCCCTAGCGCACCACAGTTATTCGACGCTCTGTTTGCTGAGGTTAAACGCTGGACGAAGGAATTACCCCAGCCGATTCAAGACCTTCTGGAAGTCAAGCAGGAGCGCATCGAGTTCAAGGCTACGCCGGAATCGGCCTTCATCTCAGCCAGAACCAGCCGAGCGGAGCAGCCGGAAGCCCTAGCAGGGGTTCACTCAGAGCATGTCCTGCTGGTGGCTGACGAGGCATCTGGCGTCCCAGAGCAGGTATACGAGGCTGCATCTGGCTCTATGTCTGGTCATTCGGCCTGCACTATCCTGATCGGGAACCCGGTTCGAGGCACGGGATATTTCTACGACACGCATCACAAACTCAAATCGGAATGGTTCACGATGCACGTATCATGCCTCGAATCCCCCCGATGCTCGCCTGAGTACATCCGAGAACAAGCCATGCGATATGGGGAGGAGTCAAACCCATACCGGGTTCGCGTCTTAGGCGAGTTCCCGAAAGCTGACGATGACACGGTTATCCCGTATGAGTTGATCGAGGCCGCAGCCACTCGTGACGTGGTGGCAAACCCCGATGCCCCGGAGGTCTGGGGGCTGGACGTGGCGCGATTCGGCACGGACTCCTCGTGCCTTGTGAAGCGCAAGTCTAACATAATCCTAGACATACGGACGTGGCGCAATCTGGACTTAATGACGCTCACTGGAGCCGTGGTCGCGGAATACAACGCTGCGGACAAAAAGCCTATGGAAATCCTAGTGGATAGCATCGGCCTGGGGGCGGGGGTGGTGGACCGACTACGGGAGTTGAAGCTGCCAGCGCGGGGAATCAACGTCTCAGAGTCCCCGGCACTTGGAACGACATACGCCAATCTCAGAGCGGAACTCTGGTACAAGGCGAAGGCGTGGCTGGAGAAGCGGGATTGCAAGATCCCGAACAATGAGCGGCTAGTGGGGGAGTTGGCGGCGATCCGCTATGGATTCATGTCCACGGGCAAAATCAAGATCGAATCGAAGGACGATATGCGGAAGCGGGGGCTACCCTCGCCTGACGTGGCTGACGCATTCGTGCTGACGTTCGCCAGCGATGCAGGGGTGGCGCTCTACGGTACCAGCTACGCCTCGAACTGGCATAAGCCGATCAAGCGGAATCTGGCGATTGCGTGACGTATGACGATCCGCGAGCTTCGGCGCAAGGCCAGTGAGTACCAAATCAAACTGCGGGCAATCGAGTGGATGAAAGTGACCTGAGCATTGAGGTCTTCGAGCGTGATCGGCACACCCATCTCTAGCACGAGCCGCCCTTGACTGCAATACTTAACTGTGGTTAATTGGAATCGTTAGCGAACCAGTCCTGAATCACTCGTGATGGGGCTGTAGCGATCCTAAAAGATCCGGTAGCTAGCCGTGGTGAGGGTCCCTCGAAGCGCAGGGAGTTGGGCCACGTTAATTCTGTTTCGTCCGCAAGACCCGGACGCCGGGGAGCGGGTAGCGAAGCCCTGTAGGGGAACCAGGGGAGTAGCCACAATACGGCTACCGGACGCCAACGGAAGCGCAGTCGAAGCGGCTCCCTTAGCGAAGCGTCTGCTCGCGGGAACCTACGGAGGGTCTTCCAATACTCTCTCCGTTTCACATCACAGAAATTTTCAGACAGCAGCAGTACAGCTAACTACCCCTACCCAGGGGGGCTAACGCCCTACTAGCGGCCCAATACGCAGACAGCAAGTCGGTAGGTGAGAGGGACCACCAATGCCACGACAGTACATCGGTGCCTTGCGGGGACGCTATAGCAGCCGCACCCCGGCCCTGGCCTACCGGGGGGGGCAAAACGGCGCGGCCAGCGTCGGTTTGCCGGTCCCCCAGCATCACCCATCCCCCATCGGTGCGGATGCGGAACCAGTCCAGCACCACAAGATCTAGTGATACCGCCCAATCTGCTATGAGTCGAAGCCGCGCATATCCCGCCATATCCCAGCTAACGCATTGATAGAGTAGTACTTACGCTATATCCAAAACGGACATAATGACTGTTATCAGAACATCTATTCCATACTAACCCGATCGACAATGCGGTATAGCAAACGTATGCGGAACGTATGACACAGATGCGGAGTACTGCTATAGAGCGGTCAGCGTGAGCTTGGCTAGATCCCTTCTAGTGCGCATTGCTAGCCCATTGGATCGGTTCAGCGGTATCGCTGCTGGTCACGCAGCGCAGCCTTGCTTCACTAGTTAACCTTCACTGTTAACCATCCATCAAACTATTTTCACTTTCCTTGCATTTTCTTCTTGACTCTATCCGTGGTCATGGCATAATCAACTCATGGAAACGAACAGAGAGGCGATCATCAAAGCGGCGGTGAATGAGTTCATCGTTAACCCGTACTTGTCCATGACCGTGGTGATGAATAAGTATGGTCTGACCGCTGCTGAGATTTTTGACGAAGTAGCTCCGGCTTATGTTCACGCGCTAGCC